GAGAGCTCAGAGACAAGCAACCCTATACCCTTTGGGCTCAAGAGGGTCACATAAACGCGCCGAGCGGCGAGAGCATCTCTTATAGGCGCGTTGCTCAATCGCTTGCCGAGGATGCTCACACCTATAACATCGGCGCTCTCGCTTACGACAGATATGCCTTTAAGACGGGCCTTGAGCCTGAAATAAAAGCGCTTGGATTATCCATTGAGTGCGTTGAGCATCCTCAAGGCGGCGTGCGTAAGGGCAAGCCAACTGAGGCAATGAAGCGCGCAGCTCACATGATGCGCCGCGAGCCCGATGGTCTTTGGATGCCGTCAAGCATCAGGGCTCTTGAGGAATTGCTTTTAGAGGGGCGCATCAGGCTCAAAACAAACAAAGTTTTAATCTCGGCGATGATGAGCGCGGTGATTGATGAGGATAGATGGAACAACCGTTGGCTCACAAAAGAGAACTCAGCTAACAAAATAGATGCGGCAATAGCCTTGGCAATGGCCGTGGGAGCGGCTATCGCGTTGAATGACACCACAAGCGTTTCAGTAGATTCTTGGATTGAGAGCATGAAACATGACACGCAAGAGAGTTAATAAATTTCAAAAGATGATTGCGGGGCTCGCGGGCATCCCAATCAATTTAAGTGGTAGCAATGCCCAATATTATGAGCACGTCAAAAGAACTCATAGCTCAGGCCAAGGCGTTGATGAGGGTAGCGCGCTCAGCGTCACCGCCACATTTGCGTGCATAAACTTACTGGCAAGCACAGTTGGGAGCACGCCCATTTGCATCTATAGGACTGAGGGCAAGATTGATGTGGTTGAGACGGGGCACCCTATCTCAAGTCTTTTGAAAGATAGCCCTAACGCGGTGCACACCCCGCTTGAGGTTTGGGAATATGCCGAGGCCTCGCTTGAGCTTTTTGGCAACTCATATCAAGAGCGCGTGCAAGGCGTGATGGGCAACACCATCGCTCTTGTGCCGTTGCGCCCCGACCTTATGAGCGTGCGCCGCCGAGCTGATGGCCGCATTGAATACTCTTGGACAGACCCCAAGACGCGCCGACTGAGAAAAGAGACAAGCGATAAAATCTTGCATATACGCTCGCGCATGAACGGTGAGAGCTCTCTTGTTGGGGCGTCAACTTTGTCTCAGTGCTACAACACATTTGCCACTGCCCAAGCAACTGACAAGGCGGCAAGCACAATGTTTGGGAATGGCGTAAGGCCATCAGGCGTGCTCTCAACTGAGTTGCCTTTGAACGGCAAACAACGCACAGAGCTAGAGGAATTACTGCAAGAAAAATTCCAAGGCGCTATGAATCACAATCGCCCGATGGTGCTTGATAACAAATTGCAATGGCAACAGCTATCAATGAACGCCTCAGACAGTCAGATGCTAGAGAGCCGCCGCTTTACGGTTGAGGAAATTTGCATGATTTTCAACACGCCGCCTCACATGATTGGCTACACGGCGGGCAATGCGGTGAGCAGAACTCTCACTGAGCAAACGCACGGCTTTCAAAAATTCACTTTGAGGCCTCGCTATAAGCGCATTGAGCAAGCTTTAGAAAAACAGTTGCTCACCAATAAAGACAAGGCGCAAGGCTTGAAAATCAGATTTAATCTTGAGGCTTTATTGCGTGGCGTGAGCCGTGAGCGCTCAGAATTTTACGCGGCGGGTTTGAAAGATGGATGGCTCACCATCAATGAGGTGCGAAGTAAAGAGCGCTTGCCACCCGTTGCGGGAGGCGATACCCCGAGAACACAGATGCAAAATGTGCCGCTCACAAATGCGGGCAGCACACCACCTATAGGAGAGGATGATGCTTAGAAAAGATGGCGAGAGCGAAATCGTTAACAAGACATTTAACGCATCAATGAGCGTCAAGATGCTCAGCGATGAGGGTGAGTTTGAGGGTTATGCCTCAACCTTTGGTGATGTTGACCAAGGCGGTGATATGGTTATCAAAGGCGCGTTTAAAAAATCTCTGAGAGAGATGGAGCGCCAAAAGCGCCTCTTGCCGATGCTATGGCAACATGACCAAAGCGAGCCTATTGGCATCTTTAAAGAGGTGGTTGAGGATGAGAAAGGCCTCAAGGTGCGCGGCCAAATCATTCTCAAGTCAGGCGCTCTTGCTGTCAGAGCTTATGAGCTCTTAAAGGCGGGCGCTCTTGGTGGAATGTCTATTGGTTATAGATTGATGCCAGGCTCTTATGAGTACGACAATGATGAGCGCATCACGCGGCTCAAGACGATTGACTTGCGAGAGATTAGCTTAGTGACCTCGCCCATGCTTATTCAAGCAAAGGTGACAGGCGTTAAAAAAGATATTATAGAGATTCGCGCGCGGCTAGAAAAGGGGGAGCCTTTAAGCTCGCGTGATTGGGAGCGGTTAATTCGGGATGAATTTGGCCTCTCAAAATCTCAAGCTCAAAAAGCCGTTGCGGCAAACAGCTTGGGCAAGGATAGTCTGAGGGAATCAGATGCCGAAAGTAATGGCGACTATTTGAAAGAACTTAAAGCCGCCTTTGAGAAAACTTAACGAGCATTTTTCAGCTCAAACTATTGGAGATAAAGATGACTAAACATCTTAAAAAAGCCGCCCTTGCGGGCGCACTTTTGACAGGCGCATCGGCAACAGGCTTGCTAACTAAAGACGAAAATAGTGGCGGTACGCCGCCGCCCGAAGGTGGCGAGGCAACTCTGTCAGCCAAAGAGCTTGCGGCTCAGGTCAAGACCATGCTTGATGCGGCGGTTGCCGATGTAAAGGCGGTTGCTGATGAGGCTCTTGGTAAGGCCGATAAAGGCGAAAAGCTAAGCGCCACTCTTAAAGGTGAGGCCGATGAGCGCTTAACTCGAATGAATGAGCTTGACCAAGCTTTCAAAGCTCTTGAGCAAAAGCTTGCAGATGGCGGCGGCTTTGGCGAAAAGCAATTAACGGCGGGCCAAATGTTTGCCGAGTGCGATGGTTTCAAGAAACTTGATGGCCGCGTCATGCAAAAAGGTGAGGTTGTGTCTTGCGACATCAAAGCAATCACATCTCTCACAACTGATGCTGATGGCTCTATGGGCGCTCACATCAGGCCTGACCGCGTTCAATCGCCAATGCAAATGTTGCCTCAGCGCCGCTTGTTTGTGCGTGAGATTATCGCATCAGGTCAAACCAACTCAAATCTTGTTGAGTATGTTCAAGAGACGGGTTTCACCAACAATGCGGGCATGGTTGCTGAGACGGCGCAAAAGCCTGAGAGCTCAATCAAGTCAGCTCTCAAAGATGCTAAGGTCAAGAAAATCGCTCACTTGATGGACGCCTCTATGGAAATCCTGCAAGATGTCCCTGCACTGGCCTCTATGATTGACCAACGCTTGCGCTATGGTCTTGAGTTTAAGCTTGAGCAACAAATCTTGCATGGTGACGGCTCAGGCCAGAACCTCAACGGGATTATGACACAAGCGACAACTTACGCTAAGCCTGGCGGCGCGGTGGTTTCGGGTGAGACAAATATTGACACCTTGCGCCTCGCTTTCTTGCAAGCGGCGCTTGCTGAGTATCCAGTTGACCTCGCTGTCATCAACCCGATTGATTGGGCAAACATTGAGTTACTCAAGGATGCTGATGGCCGTTACATCATCGGCAACCCGCAAGGCACGGCTCAGCCGACATTGTGGTCGCGCCGTATCATCGCCGGCGCACAGCTCTTTGACCGTATGCAAACTATGGTTGCGGTCTCAACTGAGAACAAAGATAACTTTGAAAAGAACATGGTGACAATCTTGGCTGAGATGCGCGTGGCGTTGGCGGTTTACCGCCCCGAGGCGTTCATCAAGGGTGAGTTTGCAGCCGCCGCCGCCGAGGGTGGCGCGTAAACCACTAGACTTTCAAGGTCTAATAAACTAGCGAAAGGGCAGGGCGAGAGCTTTGCCCTTTTTTAATTGGAGAGCATCATGGAAAAATACAAAGTGCTATGGCAGCATGAAGGCGACAAGTCTTACAAGAAAGGCGATGTCAGAATCGCGCACCCCGCCGAGGTTAAACACCTAGTTGATGGC